CTTCCCTTCTGTCTTCCGCATGGTTGATACTTGCCGTTCTTCTTCGGTGCTCCAATGTCCACCCATTTTTCGTCCAACCATTTCTTTAGACCGCTCATCTAATTTCACAGCCTTTTCCTTTTTGTGCAAGGCCACCGCTTGATTTTTTCTTACGACCAACTTTACCCTTACAATATTTGCTTGCCCAAATATTTGCGTATGCACTTGGGTACACAGCAAATTTTTTCTTAGCAGCAGCTTTTCCTGCAGGACAAAGTTTAGCCATTATCTCCAACCTTTTCTTGCTAGTTTAGGTTTTCCTTTTTTAACTAATCCACCTTTTCTAAAAGAACCTTCTCTGTTGGATAAATTATCATCTCCAATTATATCTGTTTTTGAGCTAATAGAATCTTTATCAAATCTTTCTTGAATACCTAAATTTATTAGTTCTTGTTCTACAGATGTCTCTTTTCTTTCTGCCATTTTAGTAGCTAACTCATACTTGTTGAAAAGTTTATCTCTTTCCTTTTCAGATCCTGCTTCTTCTATTAACTTTTTAAAACTTCTTAACATCTATCAGACCCTTTTACCTTTTTTGTAACCCATTCGTTTTGCAACTGCTGGAGCTACCTTTTTAAGTTTTCTTATGCCTTTACCTTTTTTACCTTTTGGAATTGGTTTTTTCATAATTAACTCTTCTTAAGTTCTTTAACTATTCTTTTCTTTTCAGCTTTAAGATTCTTCTTCCCTTTTTTAGTTTTTGCTTTTTCTGCATCAACTCTTCCAAGTTCTTCAAGTCTATTCATACGTTTAGTATTCTTTTTAACCTTGCCGCCTTTTTTATACATAGCTCCACCTCTCATACCCATATCGTCTTTGTAGTATCCTGAAGCCATATCTTTTCTAGCAGTAGACATTGATCCACCACCCATTTTCATTGCTCTTCCACCTACTTTCATAGGAGTTCTAGAGTTAGTTGTTTGTTTATTAAATCTTCTGTTTGCCATTATTTTTTTCCTCCGTTTTTAAAGATTTGTGTTCCCTTTATACCAAAAATTGATCCGACGACTAAAATCCAAAGGGTACTGAACCAAGTCGGCAGTGCCGCAAAATGCTCGAAGAAAGTTTTTACTTTATCGAGAGCGCCAGGATCCTCTGAAAAGACTCCCCAAGCGAGCACAATTATAGGGGCAGACAATATTACGAGGACAAATTCGTCCTTATAATCGTTTTGACGTGCCTCTAACAATTTTCCCTGGTAAGCTTCCTCACCACGAGCTTGTCGTTCAGCGTGCAATAGCTGTGCATCAGACATTGCGACTTTTGCCTTCTGCTTGTTAGCATAAATTTTACTACCAGCAGAAACAGCTAATTTAATTGCTGACAACCACATGTTAGTACCAAGTTGCTTTTTTACTTTTAGATTTTAACATTCTTTTAGTTCCTCTAACTTCAACTTCATCTCCAATACCAATTTTATTAGTAGGTGAGTCTTGGTTCGTAAGGATAGTAGATCTTGGATCTGTTTCTGTTCTAATTTCTGGAATTGTAATCTCTACACCGCCAGTTGCATTAGAAGAATCAACATTTCCTTTACTACCGTAAGAAAGTTTATTTTTTAGTTCTGCCATAATTTTCTCCTTAAGCTGTTATAATTATTTTTTTCTAAAATTTCTACCAAAATCGTGAATTTTACTTTGGTTAGACATTTCTTGTTTAGCAAGGGAAGTTGCAGCACGTAATTCTGCAAGCTCTTCGTTCTGTTCAAGCTTTTCATCCTTGTTTTGTTGGTTCATAAAAGCTTTCATTCGCTCAAGATTTAATTTTTCTTGAGATTGTTGTGCTTTTGTAAAGTCATCTTGTGCTCTGATGTCCAATTCTCTAGCTTTTAACTTAGCAATAGGGTCATTTCCGTATTCACCCATTAATTCTTGCTCTTCTTTAGCAAAATCTTCGAACATTTCTGCAATTAAGACGGCTTTTCTAGATTCTATTTGCATATTTAGAGCCATCATCTGTTGTTGCATCTGTGGATCTTGCGCTAAAGCAGGATTTGCTTGAATTTGTTGCTGCATTTGTTGCATCATTAAGATTTGATCTTTAAATTCTACTTCAACTTGCTCTAATGCCATCAAACTTATGTGTTCAAAAATATTTTTTTGCATAGAAGCAGTCACAACGGGGTTTCCTCTAGCCATTGAAGACGACATAAAGTTTAAATGAGCCGTAATGTGAGCTCTATGGTCTTGTCCTTTGAACGCTTGGAACGGTTGACCACCTAAAGCTTGAATAGCTTCAATAGATGGGTCCATCGGAGTTGGTTTTGGAGTTGGTTTTAAAACCATATCAATATTTTTTACACCCAATGCTTCGTACATTGCACGATATGCATTATATAAATTATGCATTTGTGGATTTGATTGCGCTAATTGTAATTCAGCTTGAGCAATTGATATTCTTTGTGACTGAGAAAATATATTTGGATCTGCAACAGGTAGAATATCTACTCTATCATCAAAATCTTGTTGCTTAATAGTTCGTTGTCCACCTACCACATCGTAAGGATACTCTTGTGGTAAATATGTTTTAAATACTCGAGCAAGCATTTTGAACTCATGTTTAAGACTCACGTAAATTCTTTTGTGAATCGCAGACATTGTTCTGCTTCCTCGCTCCAGCAAAGCCACTGTCGTTCCCACTGCTGCTTGCTGATTCCCGTCACCTACTTGAAGGTCAGCGATCGAGGCAAATCTTTGCCCGGCTGAAACAACGACACCCATAAGTTGTAACAAAGTTTGTGAAGGCTCTTTAAACGGTAATGCCATAAATGCATCTTTAATATTTCCGCCTGGAGCATCCACATCTCTAAATTCACCTGGAGTAATAGATTGCGCGTCATCTCTAATTCTGATGCCGCGCATCTTAAATCCTGCTGGCAAATTGGAGAGAGTACCAGCATCTAGTAAAGATCTTAATGCAGCTGTTGCTGTTCTTGACAGTCCACCAATCATGTGGATTAAACCAAAGCCATAAAAACCTAAACCAGGTAAAAATTTAAAATGTACAAAGTAAGAAATTTTCTTTTTCTTAGGATCGTTAATTTCATAGTTTCTTCTAATAGATAAAACTTCACGTGAACCTTCTTCAATAGTTACGATGTAAGGTAATTTAATTCCAGTAGGTTGACCATCAGGTCCTCGGTCCTCGAACCCTTCTAAATCTAGATCGACATGGAATTCTAAAATATTGTAAATGTCTTCATCTTTAGTTTTTTGTATACCTTCAAGCTCTCTTTCTTTTCTCTCTAAATCAGATTCTACATCTGCAGGAGCTCCAAGGTCCACGTCTCTGTAAAAACCATTCACTTGTTGTTTTCTTAAATCATTCTCTTTGGTTTTAATTACATGGATCACGGCCGTTGCATCTTCTAAAGATGTTGCAGAATATGGTACAACCAAATCTTCTGCAGGTACAAATTTAGAAACTGCTCTGCCTAAAAGATCATCGTAGTAAACTTTCTTAAAGGCAGATCCAGCAAGAGGTAGGTAAAATAACAATTGATCGAACTCAGGTTCGTATTCCTTCATCTGATCCATCAACTGCCAATTCATAAAATCTTTTACTCTAGTTGATTGCATTTCTTTTTCAGGAGATGGTGCACCCATGATCTGAGTTCTAATCGGTCCATCTGCTGGCAATAATTCTTTGTAAGCTAACGCTTGAAACTGTGTGACTGCTTCAGCTAAAACTGGGTGCGTTGCACCTGCAGCTCCAGCGAACGGTTCTGTTTTATCTTCGTATTTAAATCCTAAAAGATCTAAACCAGTTATGTAAGTGTGTTCCCATTCTTTACGAGACTCTTTGTAGTCCATGTAGTTTTGATTTAATTCTGAACCTAGAGGACCTAATATTTCCTCTGGTAATAACTCGGCTAAATTGTCAAAGTGGTTTTCACTTTGTGCTTGGTTAAATGCTCCAGGTTCAAAATTAATTTCTACACCGCCATCTTCAGTGGGAGTAATCTCTGTTTCACCAGCACTAGGTACTGATTCATTAATCTCTTCTTGGACCTCGACTTGTTCCTCGGGCCCTGCTATTTCAACCGATTTTCTTATTTCGGTTAATGCTTTGTCTATTTCTGCCATTTATTTTCTCCAATTTATCTTGTTTATATGCTTTTGGTTCATTAATCAAGCCTTGAGGGTTAGGCCCACTAAGGGGAGGTATTTGATCCCTTTTCACATAAGGCATGTTTTTAGTAAGGGTTGGGTTTTTATACTTACTAGGGTGTTTAAATACGAAAGTCATTACCAGTAAAATTTCTTTTTTCTTTTGGGTTTTTCTTCTTCTTGATAATCTTCAGGGTGATCTATAAATCCGCCTTGTCTATATCTTAACAGAGCCTGTGTTGTACTGTCAACTAAATCGTCATGATCGCCGTAAGGAAATGCTGCACACTCTTCTACAAGTTCTTGTGCAAACTCTTGATCGAGAGGCGCCCAAATTTGTCCAGCTTCAAACAATGGAGATACTGCATTAACTCTTGCAACTTTATCTTGACCTTTACTTGGTGTAAAATTCATTGCAGGAATTCCCATCTGTCTAAGCTCGTACATCAAAGGTAGTCCTGATGCTTTTGCTTCAATGATAACTGTTTCAGGATTCCAATATTTATATTGCTCTAAGGCAACACGACGAAGTTCTGGAAACTCTAAACGTTCCTTATAAGAATCTAATAATATTAATTGACGAGGTGAGTCTTCATTAGGACGAAAAACTCCCCAGGTAGTAATTGCACTGTAGTCAGCAGTTTCTTTTTTTAAATACGCTGTGTCATAACTTTGAATCGTATGTTCAATGTGAGGCATATGTTTAGACTCCCAATTTTTCCACCACTCCCTTTTAATGAGAGCTCCTTCTTCTGAAGTTGGGTTCTGCATATATTGCGCGTTCCACTTTGCAACACCAGCGGATGCCTTAACAGATTCGAGGTCCTCGAGCTTCCAATACTCAGGCCAGACTGGTTCTCCACTTGGAAGGATTGCAGGGAACTCTACTACTTCCCATTGATCCGCGTTCTCGTTTTTTTGTGCATTCAATAATCTTTGTGTTAAATCTTTTGTAGACCATCTTGTCATAACCACAACAATACGACCTCCTGGTTGAAGACGCTGCCTTGGTCCTGATGTATACCACTCCCATGCATTATCAAATGCAGAAGGTGAGTTTACATCTTGCTCTGAATGTGGATCATCGATGATGAGTAGATCAGCACCTCTACCGGTTACCGCACCTTGGACACCAACTGCAAAGTATTCACCACCATCCGATGTGTTCCAACGTCCTGCAGCTTTACTATCTTCTTGGAGTCTTGTATTAAAAATTTGTTGATACTCTTCTGAGTCAATTAAATGTTTTGCTTTACGACCAAAGTTTACTGCAAGCTCCGCTGTGTGAGTTGCTTGAATAATTTTTAATTTAGGATTCTGCCCGATCATAAAAGCAGGGAGAAAGAACGACGCAAATTCAGATTTAGTATGCCTAGGCGGCATGTTTATAATTAGACGGGTCAATTCTCCAGAAGCCAATCTATTAAATTTTTCTGCTATAGTTTGATGATGGGACCCCTCTATAAAATCTGGCCACATCTTTTTTACAAAAGATAAAAAATTAGTTTTAACTTGCTTAAGTTCTTTTCTTTGATGTCGTTGTATAATCTGTATCTTGAGCTTCCTTCGCTCAATAGGGTCCTCTATTTTATTAATATCTTCAACAGTTAGCATACATTTAAATATGGGTGGTAAAGTATTATACACCATTAACAATGCAAATCAAACACTATAGGGTAGGTCTGGGACCCCTATAATTTTAAGGGGTATTCGCGTAAACATAAAAAGTTCGAATTCTGATATAGTTCCTTTAGGGTCCCCTTTCTTTGGGTGGGTCCCGCCCACATGCTCTTCTCTATGAGCTATGCAGTTTCTGCATAGGATAATGTAGGATAGGCCATGCAAAAACTGCATGGCCATTCTTCCTTAACGAAGCTAGTCTATTATTCTCCCCTCTGGAGAATTATCAATTAACCCTGCACGATTAACTTTATCCTCCTCTCTTAAAACTTTATGAACAATATCGTGCATCATGCTTTTTGCATGACGAGATGTGAACTTCCAACGAGTTTCGTTGCTAGCCCATCTGCCCTGGATATTTAAACCCATGTGCCTTGAGAAAATCTCTCTCCATTCCTTTGGAGTTTTATTCTCGCTTTCAGCACTTACTGGATAGAATTTATCCAAGATTAATTTTCGGATAACAACCTCATCGATTGTTTTTTCAGAAATTTCTGAAATTCCGATTGTCATTAAAAAGTGACCAATCTCGTCAGCCTCTTTTCTGATCGTCGGATCAATAGACTTAGTGTTAGCGTTCCACGCTTTGTGGTTAGTGTAGTGAACTTCTAGTGGCATTGTATTCCTTTCGTTAAGTTAATAAGCGAGTATCGCATAATCTCCTATATACGTCAACCCACTAAATAAATTAATTTGGCACTTTAGTGCCTGTGGATAACTTTGGCACAAGATGTAGTGCTGCCTTTTTTCTTTTTTTAGGGTGGGCCCCGCCCACATGCTCTTCTCTATTTTTTCTAGTGTGGCGCGAGTGTGTTAATCTCGCGCCACGTTTGGTTATTTATTTATCAAATTTAAACTCCATTTGTTTTTGTTTAACTAACTCATCAACACGATCACAGGCACGCTGTAATCGGATTTGTCTATTTTGCTCATCAACAAATTTATCGGTCTCACGCATTAACCATAACCCAACACCGATAATTACAAACACCCCAAGTATAAATAATATTTCCATAATTATTTACTCGGTAAAGCTAACAGTGAATTAGGTAAATCTAATTGTATGTTAGCTGTTGCCATTTCTTTTTGCAACTCAATCAACGTCGGTTGAATGTGACTGCCTGTATAAAGTATATTCAAACACTTTTTCTTTTTATTCTCTAGTGCATGATATAATTTATGTTGCGCTCTAGCGTGGACTTCTGCCTCTTCATAACAAGCCTTTTTAATTTTCTTGTGTATGTAATCAACAGCGTCGTTATCATCATTAATATTAATGTTGATATTTTGCATATCCCACTTATTACGCTTTTTGATATTATTAAAAAGCTCAGTGATTTTATCCGCAACTATTTGAGCGTCAACTCTGAGATCATGTTCCATGGATTGTTTTTTACTTTGGAAATCTCTCAACGCTTTTTCTTTTTTTGCCATTTCTTTAATTAGAGCAGGCAAGTTTTTATTTATTACTTTAGCGAACTCATCACCAACCTCTTCAACTTTATCTTGGGCTTGTTGTGATATTTCACGCTCTACTTTATTTGACGCAAGACTAAACTCATCTCTTACAAAGTCTTTGTAATGGTCAACGTGGTCTTTTCTTAATGGTTGCATAACTGTATTCCTTTCTATTTGTTAAGTTATAAAATAGTTATAGGTTATTATAGGATATAGTCAACCCCTAAAAAACATTTATTTTTATTTTTTTTATATGGGTGGGCCCCGCCCACATGCTCTTCTCTGGGGTGCGACAATATTGTCCTTGAGTATATAGGATATTGTGCTATAACTATTCTATCGCCCTTTTGGTCACTACGGCGATAAAAACTCAAGTGATCACGGGACTTGCACCGGAAAAAGCAAGTAGGATTAGAGCGGGGTAAGGTTGAAAAATACTGCCCGCTCCTGATCCCTGAACCAATAGATTGTATCATTGGTGATCCCGATAATTTTAGGGGGTCTGTTGGTTCTGGGATCAGATGCGTTGAATGTCCCTACTGCAGTGCGGACATTGTAAGAAGACCGGTGATATGGGAATTAACCTCCGCTACCGGACTGATCCTTTTTTTTAAGCGCTTTCCCCCCCCGGGTGGGTCCCGCCCACAAGCACTAACCACAGGCTACAAGCTCA